GGTAGAGGTAGTGGTGAACCAATACTTGAAGTGGATTAAGATTGAAAATATTAAATAGTTATATTTATTTTAGATAATAGATTAAAACAAAATCAAATGGCATATTTAGATAATACCGAAATAACAGTTGATGCAGTTCTTACCAAAAAAGGTAGACAAAAACTAGCATCCGGTCAATCACTTAACATAACCAAATTTGCGCTTGGGGATGATGAGATTGATTATACATTGTATGAACCAGCACACCCAAAAGGTTCGGCTTATTACGATTCAGCAATCAGAGCTATTCCTATTACGGAAGCTAGTCCTGATGAAACTCAAGTATTGAGATATAAATTAGTTACACTTCCAAAAGGAACAACTCAAATTCCTTTAGTATCTTTAGGTATTAATGCAATTGGTGTTTACCAAAATGAAGGTGGTGTAGGTATGACTCCTACTACTTCCCCTGCTGGAAACCAAAACGCTGGATACACTGTTGTATTGGCAGACCAAAGAGCTGGTACATTGACTGTTACTAGAGGAGCAACAGCAGCAGGTTCGGTACCTGTATTCTTAGGAGAAGAAATAACTACAACTGCGCAAGTTGTAAACGGATTAGAATTTAGATTCACTCCAAATCCAAACTTAACAGGTGATGTTAAAACAACAATCACTGTATATGGTAACGAAACTGGAGGTTCTCAAACTATTCCTGTAACCGTAACTTATAAAGCATAAAAAGAGATAAGAAATGGCACTAATAAACGACCCAAATATAACCTCGCAGATAGCATCATTAGCTAACGCAGGTCAAATTGATACAAACCAAATCGTATCTCTATTAAACACTGTATTACCAGCAGGACAACAAATATCCACTAACACAGGTGGAGTTACTACTGGTGTATATAAAAGATTTGGTGATTTTGATAAAGTAAACGCAAAAGTTGAAGTAGTAACTACTGGATTATGGACTGGTGATTCTGGTTCATTAACTGCATTTTACACATCATCAACTCAAGCATTACAAAATAGTTCACAATACTATTTGAATGTATATCAAAAAAACCCACAAAATGATTCTTCAGCAGAAGTTCAATTTGCAGTAGCATACGGACATGTATATGGTAGTGGTTCTGTAACTTTAGATGTTGATGATAGTTCTTTATTGGCAACAAAAGGAACTTACGCTCAATACAAATCTATGTTGTTAGACCCAACTGACCCATTATTTTCATTCCCTAATAGTGCTGGTACTGATACGGATTCAAATGATATCTATGTTATTAATGTAGCTAGAAGCCGTTATAGAGAGCAAATGGATGCTGGTAACTGGCAGTTACGATTAAAGGGAAGTCTTGGTACTTTCAACTTAATCGATGATAGTGGTAAGAAGTTTGGAGATAGTTTTGGTAAATCTGGTAGAGTATTTAGCGTAGTGAGTGGTTCACTTAATTTAGGTACTCAAAACGATGCAACTGTAAAAAATACAACTGAAGCAACTACTGGACTTGGATATGGATTATTCTATCCTGACAGAGGAATTATTGTATTAAATCCTAAAGCAATTGGAGCATTGGTTGGAACTGTTAGTGATTCGCAAGGTACTGTTATAGGTAATCTTAGTGGGTCATTAGATACAGCATCTGAACAATACAATCACAAAAGATTAATGTATGCAATAAGTGGTTCAAACGATTTTGAAGCAAGAAGAACTGAAAATGTATCAACACAACATTTCTTTGTAAGAGCAACAAATAGAGAATTCAACTATTCAAACAACCCAACATATGTAAATACTGATGGGACATTTACTGAACCAACTTTTGAATCAGACCCACAAACATTTGTTACAACTGTAGGTTTGTTAAATGATTCAAACGAATTGATTGCAGTAGCTAAAACTTCTCAACCAATTGTTAAATCATTTGATAAGGAAGTTCTAATTAAAGTTAAATTATCATTCTAATTATAAATTAAGATAATATGAAAAGAACCCCCGATTGGGGGTTTTTTTATTATAAGATATTTATACTAAACCATAAAATAGATGTTAAAAGAAATTCCAAAATCTGACATAAATGTTAGACCTTTCAAAGTTTACAAAGAGTGGACTTTGGATGAGGAAGATATATTACCTATATTTGGAAAGGAAATAACAAATTCCGCATTTGATGCACAAACCGATGAGATGAGTGCAGGACAATATAAAAGAGTAGTATTTCAATCAGTTAAAGCACAATTTTACAACAATTCAGCAACAGCATCAGTATTGACTGAAGTTGGTAGACGTATATCATATGCATCTTCCGATGAAAGAGTATTAGAAGATGAAATAGCATTAATAGCAGTTCCTCAAATTCAGTTTGGAGAAGGTATAAAGCCTGGCTCTGTAATTGTAAATGATAATGGTTCTTTATATGAAGATGATGGATATTCCAATCTTATTGATTCCGGTAGTAACATACATGGGAATATTTTTTATGATAGAGGATTGATTGTATTGACTAGAAATGTAAATAGTGGTTCTACTCTTTCAAATTTTACTGTAGATTTTCGTTCAACTAAAACTATATATGAAAATGAAATATTCATTTCTGTATTAGAAAATGAGTTCAATACATCAACAAATCCTACTTCTTATTTTGATGATGGTTCTACTAAATATGAATGGGAAATAACAAATCCATTTGATAGGTCATTAGCTAGTACATATACTAAAAAAATAGTAAAACCCGGAGTAAGATATATACGAAATAGTAAATATCCATTTACGTCATCATTAGACCCAACCAAATTTGCTAGTTTTGATGATTATTTTGAAAGTGGTTCTGTGGACCCTACTGGTTCGTATTTAGCACCATTTATAACCACAATTGCGTTATACGATGATGACTTAAATATGATTGCAGTAGCTAAATTACCACAAGCAATTAAATCGTTACCGGATTACCCATTAAACTTTATAATTCGTTTTGATAGTTAAAACGCTTTATCGTTATATTTATTATTAATTAAACATACAAAATACAATGGCTAGTTTATTAGACTTATATACAAAGAAAGTTCCTACAACAGGAAATGCTAACACTAAAGGTGTTGATAAAACTCCAATTGGAGTAGAACAACCATTTGACCCATCGATGGATTTATCGGCAAAAGACCTTAATAAACCAAGAAAAGGTGCATTAGGACAGGGTACAGGTGGATATGATAATAAAAAGATATACTCAACATCTATCAAAAATAAATAAGTGAGTTGGAAATTTAATGGAAATATTGTTACAGAGGAAAACACACCGGAAGGTGCAGTTGGGTTTGTCTATAAAATGATACACATACCAACTGGTAGATTTTATATAGGGAAGAAGTCCCTAAATCAAGTTCGAAGATTGAAACCCCTTAAGGGAAAGACTAGAAAGAGAGTTGTTAGAAGTGCTTCCGATTGGGAGAAATACTATTCATCAAACGAATGGATTAAATCCGAAGTAAAAGAAGGTAGGGCTGGTGATTTTGAAAGAGAAATTATCCAGTTTTGCTTTTCCAAAAAATCCTTATCATATTACGAAATTAAATGGCAGTTTCATTACGATGTACTAGCCAATGACCAAGCAATAAACGAAAACCTTATGGGAAAGTTTTTCCGTAGGGATATACTAAATCAATAGTTATGACAATACCTGAAATCGCACACAAGTACGGAATTTCCGAAGCTTACTTAAACGCAAAAGATGATGCACTTCAAATAGCAGCTGCATCTATTATAGACCTTAAAGGAATGTTGGAAGCAAACCAACCAAAAGCACCAATTGTAGCAAAAATGCAATTTTTAGCAGATTTCCTTTACGATGTAAAGAATTCCAACCATTAATTAGGTTATATCAGATAATTTTCGTATATTTGTGATAATAATATCCAAACTATGCTATCTGGTAGGAATAAATTACAAATAATCACAATATTAGACTCTACACTTGGTGTGGGTTCATCCTTAAAGGGTAATGAACAGGCACATCATTGTCCATTTTGTAATCACCATAAAAAGAAACTCCAAATCAATTTAGATACTCAAAGATGGCATTGTTGGGTATGTGACTCAAAGGGTAGAAGTATTTATTCACTACTCCGCAAACTCAATGTGGATGTAAGAGACCTCAATAGGGTCAAAGATGTATATGGTGATGAACCCGAATACGATTCCAAAGAAGAATTTGTAGCTAAGTTACAATTACCAAAGGAATTCAAACAATTATATTTCAAACCAACTCGTACAAATCCATATTATAATCAAGCCATCCATTATCTTTCTCAAAGAGGTATTGCTAAAGCTGATATAGTAAAGCATAATATTGGATATTGTGAAGATGGATTATATGGTGGTAGAGTTATTATACCATCTTATAACGATATGGGTGAACTTAATTATTTTGTAGCTCGTTCTTTTTATGAAGATGAACCATACAAATATAAGAATCCACCTATTAGTAGAGATGTAATTGTATTTGAAAATCAAATCAATTGGAAAGAACCCATCACATTAGTTGAGGGAGTGTTTGATTCATTTTCAGTAAAGAGAAATGTAATTCCGTTGCTAGGTAAATTCTTACTTAGTAAATTGAAAAACAAAATTATGGAGAATGGTGTTAAGGAAGTAACAATTATGTTAGATTCGGATGCCGTAGATGATTCAACTAAACATACCGAATGGTTTATTAAGAATGGGATTAAAGTTAGGAACATTATACCAACTGATAAGGATGCTGGTGAAATGGGATTTGAAAAAGTAAATGAACTAATGAAGGGAGCTAAAGAAACCGGATGGGATGACTTAGTACTTTCGAAACTAAATAATATATGAGTAAACTAAAAACGATTTATCACATTGCTGATATACACATTCGTAACATCAAAAGACACAAAGAATTCAGAGAAGTATTCTATACAATGTTTGATGAAATTAAAAAAAGAGGAACTGATGATGCTATTATTTATTTAGCTGGTGATATAGCTCATGCTAAATTGGAAATGAGTCCTGAATTAATAAGTGAAATTAGTTGGTTGTTTACGGAATGTAACAAACTATGTCCTACAATTGTAATCGCTGGTAATCACGATTGTAATATGAACAATTCGGACAGAATGGATGTACTTACTCCAATTGTAGATGCATTAAAACTACCAAACTTAACTTACTTAAGAGATACGCAGGTTTATGGTATTGGTGGAGTTGATTTTGCAGTATTCAGTATATTTGACAACAAAGACAATTGGCCTAAAGCTGAAACTCTATTTGGTAATAAGAAGATTGCATTGTTTCACGGACCTGTTGATAACTCTACAACCGATATAGGATATGTAGTTAGTAGTAGACACTTCACAACTGATATATTTGATGGATATGATTTAGCCCTATTGGGAGATATCCATAAAAGACAAGAAATGATATCACCAAGCGGATGTAAGGTGGTATATGCCGGTTCTTTGGTACAACAAAACTTTGGTGAAACCCTTGACAAGCACGGATTCTTAGCTTGGGATTTGGATACAATGACTTACGAAGAAATTGATATCAAAAATGATTATGGTTATTATACTTTAGATGTTGATGGTGGTATTGTGCCTGATGTAACGGATATGCCACTATACCCTCGTTTAAGAGTAAGAATAAAGAATACCGATACCGCAGATACCAAAAGGATGATGGCCGATATTACGGCAAAGTATGGTGTGGATGATTTTACAATCATTAGAACGGATACGTTTAATAACAAAAAAACCAATGATAGAGAAGCAAGGTTGGAGGTTGATAGTGTGAGTGATATAAACCATCAAAACTCTTTAATAGGGGAGTATGTGGAACGTATGATGCCATTCGTAACGAAAGAGGACCTGCAAGGAATTGAGAAAATCAATCGTGACATTAATAGTAGAATCCAACCATCAGAATTACAAAGAAACATAAGTTGGAAACCTGTAAAGTTTGATTTCTCTAATATGTTCAGTTATGGTGAGGACAATATCATTAAGTTTGATAAAGTAAACGGACTGATGGGATTATTCGCACCAAACGCACAAGGTAAATCATCTCTATTTGATTCAATTTCATTCTGCTTATTTGATAAGTGTAGTAGAGCGTATAAGGCAGCTTCGGTTATGAACAATAGGAAGCAAGATTTCCATTGCCAATTGGATTTCACTATTGATGGTGTAATGTATCATATCCGTAGAGAAGGAAGAACTATTAATAAGGGAAGGAACGTAAAGGTAGATGTGGAGTTTTGGAGAGATGGTGATAGTGGAAGGGAATCACTTAACGGAACGGAACGAAGGGATACCAACCAAGTTATTGAAACCTATGTAGGAAGGTATGAGGATTTTGTAATGACGGCATTGAGTTTGCAAGGAAACAATGCCCTATTCATTGATAAATCCCAATCGGAAAGGAAAGACCTCCTTGCTCAATTTATGGGATTGGATATGTTTGATAAGCTGTATGAAACGGCTACTAATGACATTAAGGATGTGAACGCACTTATCAGAAATTTTAAGAAGACCGACTTCACTTCTGAATTAGCCCAAAAAGAAAACGACTTGAATGAGAAGAAGGTTGAGTATGGTGAATTAGATGCAGAGAAGTTAGAATTAGAAAATCGTAAAGGTGATTTAGAAGAACAAATCGTAACTCTATCCCAGCAAATAGTTCCAATTCAAGGTAATTTAGATATTGATGAATTAAATCATAAAATTCAAAACATTGAAACGGAATTAAGTACTTGGGGTGATACTAAATTTGATAAGATACAAAAACATACTGAAGCTAAAGAGTTAGTAAGAGAAGCTAAGGAAATGATTGATTCCAATGCTATCATAAATGATATTGATATTGAAATTGTATATTCTAATTACCAACAAGAACAAAAAGATTTAGTTAAAGCAACGAAAGTTTATGATACTGCAAAATTACATTTGAGTTTAGCAGAAGAAAAGATTAACCATTTGGATAAACATGAATATGACCCAAATTGTAAGTTTTGTTGTGATAATGAATTTGTTAAAGATGCAATGAGAGCAAAAGATACATTATCCGAACTGCAAGGGTTTGTTAAAACGGCAACTATCCAATGTACATCTATCCAACAAACTTTAGATTCTTGGGATGGTGTAGAGGAACAATGGAAACAATGGAAACAATGGACTGGTGAATATAATAGATTAATTGTTGTTAGAGAACGATTGGAAAGTGAGATTAAAACATCCGATAGTAAGATTGAATTATTAAATCATCAATTAGAAACCACAAAGGCGGATATTCAACGATACAATGATAACGAAGAAACAATTACAAAGAATCAGGCATTAGATATTCAAATACAAAATGTTCGTAGATTAAAGCAAGGGGTAGAAACTCAAATATCCGATGTAAACAAACTTATGTTACGATTGATGTCTGAAGTGGGTGCAACCAAAACTTATATTGATAATATGGTAGCTAAGATGGAAGAAGTAAAAGAATTGGAAACCAAAAACCAATTATATACATTCTACTTAGATGCAGTTAAGAAAGATGGTGTACCTTATGAGTTGATATCAAAAGCACTTCCAGCAATTGAAAACGAAGTGAACAATATATTAGGACAAGTGGTAGATTTTTCAATCTCAATGGATACTGATGGGAAAAACATTAACGCTAGAATCGTTTATGAGGACCAGGAATGGGCTTTAGAGATGTGTAGTGGTATGGAGAAGTTCATATCGGGATTAGCGATTAGAGTGGCTCTAATTAACATATGTAACCTGCCTAGACCAAACTTCTTAGTAATCGATGAAGGATTTGGTACATTAGATGCGGATAACCTATCATCCTTATTTATGATGATGCAATATCTTAAAACTCAATTCGATTTCATTTGGGTAATTTCTCACTTAGAACAAATGAGAGATATCGTAGATGGGCTTATTGAAATTAAAAAAGTAGATGGGTTCTCTAAGATTAATTTTTAGTAACTGGTAATACATTTTTAGGTGTGGTCTTGTTCAAAGACTGCACCTTTTCTTTTATAAGGGTTTCTACCAACCCATTTATCTTATACCCCTTCTCTTTACAAAATTCCTTTAATAATTGATGAATTTCAGCATCAATTTGTATCATTGCGTATTTTTTCATAACATTCTTTAGTTTTCTTTAGAATTCTAATATAATTATAAACATAAAAAATTTATGTAAATATTTATCTTAGATTAATCAAAACAATATAATGGCTAGAATTAAAAAATACTCACCTGAACTAAGTACACATTTAAGATATTTTGAAACATATTTGGTAGATACCATATCAAATTCTCAATATTTCAAAGTTACTGAATTCAAGGATGTATTTACAGGTGGTAAGAATGGATTTTTAATAGAAGGTTCGGAGCACCTTATGGAATCTACTGAAATTAAGATTGAAATTCTTGATGTAGATGGTAACCCTATATACTATGAACCGGGTAATGGTGTTCCTGAGTATTATGAAGGATTATCTAAAGTAATAGCTGTTTATGTTTATGAAGATACTCCAATTGGCGAAGCTAGTATCACAATATTAGGAGAATTAAAAACTTACATTGATGAAAGTGGTAATAAGCAAGATATACCAGCTGAATGGAAAGGTATCTACAATGTAAAATGGGAAAAGACATTCAAAGTAAATAAATTATTAGCAAATGAAGATAAAGTTAGATTTTATCGTAGACCGTCTGTATCTATTAATGAAATAGTTAAACCTATCTTTTCAAATGTTGTAACTCCAATTATTCAAAAAGGTAAAGTTGATGGATTTGCACAAGTTCCAACATCTGGTACAAAATTAGCGGGATATACATTACCAACATCATATCTTTTACAAATAAACGATGGTAACAGCGCTTGGACTGGTTCTGTGGCGGGCACTAATATAGAACTTACTGATTTAGGTGTAAGTTTAACAGCAGATGATATTATAAATAATAGAGATTTAACTGTATCAACTCCATATACATTAAATGGTATTGTGCAGGATTTTACAAATCAAAGATATACTGCTTCTTTTAATTATTTAGAAGGATTGGATAATCTTAAAACAGCATTAACTGGTTCTTTTGCAAAAATAACATTAGCTGATTTAACTAC